AAAACAAAAAAGTATAAAGGGTTATACAAGAATGATAATATCAATATACAAAACAAGATTAATATATTAAAAAACTTAAAGAACTTTAAACATAAAACAGATGACGAAATCAAAGAGTATATCCTCCAAGAAAAAGAACGAGCTAAGTCTCAACGATACCGCACAAAATATTATTCTAGGTCATTTAGTAGATGGAACAACCGCCTACGAAGTGGCAAAAGACAGACAGATCAGCTTGAAAACTTTATACGATTACTTGGATCTAAACCCAAAGTTTAAGGACAAATTTAACAAAGCTCAAGAGAGAGGGATCAAAACACTTGTTGAAAAGATGTGTGTTGTTTTTAATTCTGATGTTAAAGAGCTTACCAATGAAGAGCTGCTATTTTTAAGAGAGAAACAAAATTGGTTGAAGTTTGTAGCACCTCGCTTGTCTTCTCTTTTTGTTGAGCAAACTAAACAGGAAGTTAAGCAGGATACTACTTTGAATATAAAATGGGAAAGTGAACCTGATCTGATTGATGTATCAGGGGATATAACAGATATACCCCCTGATAATAAAGATTAATCGTGATCGTATTGTTTCATTACAATATTAAAAGTAATATTTTGGTGTGCGTCATGGTTTTCCATAAGCTCTTCAAGAACATTCATTAGTTTTTTAATGTTCATACCATCATCACTTTGATAAGTA